TTATATTCTGATACTTCAGCAGCCTATTCCTCAAACTCTATTTCTGTCTTGTCATCTCAGCTTATTGATTCACCAAAGCAAATTGCTATGATTACGGGAAATTCCTCAAGACCTGAACAATTCGCTTTCTTTGTCAATAGTGGAAGTACGCACAATGGTAAGATCGCAGCTTTTCACAGCATCAGGGGGGAAAAGATTGCTGGATGGTCAATGTATGAAACAAGAAGTGGAGACTTCTTTCATTCAATGACTGCTGCCAATGAAAATTTATTTGTTGTTGGAAAACGACAAGTTAATGGTACAACAACATATACTTTGGAAAAATTTGCAGATGATGATTCTACTACTTTGGATTGCCAAACAACTACAACGGTTTATCAAAAAGGTACGCCATTAGTTTATGGTGGTTCTCAATCAGGAGCAACATTGAATGTTGACGGATTCACGACAATTCCAGCAGTATTAGAAACATTTACGATTGCTGGAAACGCAACAGAATATACAATTAACGCAGTGACAACCACTTCGACTGGACATACTTTATCATTGGATCAAAGTTTGGCTGCAACTCCAGCAGACAATGCAGTGATTACTATGGTTAATGGATTTATGCATACGATCAACAGCATCTATGGAGAAATAGCTGTTAATGTCGTATCAGGAAATTCATCATTAGGATCATATACAATAGATGCGAATGACAGAATTACTCTTAATTCCAATGCAGTCGCTCCACAGCCAACTGGAGTAAAGGTTGGATTTAACTATACTCCGATACTGGAAACAATGCCGATTGACAAGGAAGTTGAAACTGGCCCACTCACGGGAGCGCCAAGAAGAATCACAAGAGCAGTCATTGATGTCAATAGTGCGTTGGATATTAATGTAAAAGCTGCTAATGCCAGTGCATATGAATTACTCATTACTCCGTTAAACTTCACGATTGGTAGTGATTTAACGCCAGTGACGGGAAAGAAAGAATTTAATTTTTTGGGATACAGTAAAAATCCAACTGTTACAGTATCGCAAAACGATCCGTTGCCTCTGAAGATATTGGCGATGGCTATAGAAATGCAGTTTGTGTAGGTTGATATGGGTGTAGGCGCTGGAACAATGATGATGGCAAGTTCTGCCATAGGAACTGTAGGAACACTTTATAACATAAGTGCAACTAAAGCTGCGAATAAAAGAGAACAAGCTCGTTACGAACGAGAATCCCTGATGGCTAAAATTGATGCCATTGAACAAGAGAATATTAGAAAAGATCATTTGAATCAGGAGTTGGCAAACAACTTGGCGTTTCAGTCAACTGCTGCCTACTATGATGATTCAAGAAGTTTTTTGAACATTAATAAAACAGCAACAAAAAAAGGTGAAAAGGACATGGCTAACATAAGGCTAATGGGAAAATCAGTTGTGCTTAAATACGGAGAACAAATGTTTGAAAATGATGTGGCTACAGCCGGTAAAGTTTTTGGTGGCTGGGTATCCATTGGATCAGGATTGACAAGCGGATATGCAATGTATGATTATTATAAAGGAGAGAAAAAAATGGATGATTATTATAAAGGAGAGAAAAAAAAGGGAAAGAAATGGTGGCAATACTAAATGGCTAAAGAATTAACATCAGGAGAAAGACAAGTCTTTACAACTCCTTCTTCATTGGCAAGTCGAATGGGTGTGGTTAAAGGACAATCAGGTGATCCCGTTGAATTAGCTACAAGTGAGCTGGGAAAAACACTTAACTTTATTGCAAAGCAAAAAGCTATTCAGGCAGAGGAGAAATGGAAAGCTGATGTAAAGGTTAGCTCTTTAGAAACAATATCAAAATTTTCTCAAGACTACCGATACAATCCATCAGATTTTATAAATAATGCTACTGGATTCCGTGACGGATTACTTGAAAGCGCTCCAAAGGCGTTCAGGGATTGGACTAGAACTTATCTAGCCCAACTCATTACAAGTCACAGTAATACGATTTTTAATGAAACATGGAAACGAGATCAAAAAGAATTACTGCTTAAAAATACAGAATCCAATAAAGCAGAAATGAACAGTATGCATAGCATACTTTTACAAGCTCCTTGGCAAGAACATACAAAACTTTTTGAAGAACAGTTTTCTGCTCGCTTACAAGAAATGATAGATTCTTATACATCAATATATAACTCTATTCCCACTACTGAAAGAACTGGTATGGCTACGCCTATTGAACAAGCTAAGATATGGAAAACAGAACTGGAACAAAGTCGCAATATTTCTATCGCACAAAAAATGATATATGATGCTGTAGAAATAGACAAGCAACGAATAGCTGACGGAATACTTGTCGGTGATGAAATTAATGGCTGGGTTGGGCCTTCGGCTGTTGATGATGCCCTTAAGTTGGTTAATGAAATGATGCGACAATATGAAATTCACGGAATTACAGGAAGAAAAGAAGTTATTCACGAATGGAAATATTTAGAAGCTGCTAGACCTTATGACATAGATGGCCCTTGGTCGTTTCTTGATCTTGACCAAGTTGAAAGATTTACAATCAAAACTAATACCATAATACACGCAGACAATCTTGTTAAACAATATAAAACAGAATCGGCTGCATTAACAAATCACCAGCAAACAGTTTTATCAAACAACATTGAATTGGCTACAAGTGGTGGTGAAGGATCTATCAATGATACATTTACTTTGTTGGATAAGGAAAGTGATGTAAAACATTTTATTGATACAAGTCTTGTTGGAGCTCTCCAACCTCAAATAGATAAAGTATATGATTCTTGGCGTACAGCAAAAAAGATAGTTTCACTTTTCCCCCAAATGTTAAAAAAGGGAGCAACCTTTGATAGCAGTGTAGACAGTATTATGACCGAACTTAAACATGATGGTATAATTGCAAATGAAGAAGAAGTAAAACTGGCTTTGGCAAATCATTATGTAGGTCATTTTCTATTGCAAAGTACGGGATCACCTTATCTTAATGTTAGTAATGTTGGTTTTATGAAAAATACAGAAGGCGAAATAGTTGGGCCATCTCATGAATTAATAGCTGTAAGTGAATTTTCTAAAAAATTTGGTTACATACATCCACGACTTAGATCAATATTGGAATCTGCCGGTAGTATTAATGTTAGAGACAATAAAGAAGCTATTTTTAACTTAGCACAAGTTGTTGGATATTTACATGAAAGAAGCGGAATGATTCCTCGAGACGGAAAATTTACTGTATGGGAGCCTCTTTTGGAATTACATGAAGGATTAAAGTATTTACAAGAAAACCCTATAGGAAATGTAATGACCAAAGATTATTTGGTTGATAAATATCTTGTGAAGGTAAATGATATTGATACTGATTTAGATGAAAGAATTGAAAGAATTAATAAAGCAATTACTGCCGATACAACATGGTCTAAACAAATTGATGATTCAGAAGAACTAAAAACAAATTTTGATCAAAGAATAGAAAATGAATTGTATAAACTAATTGATAACCAACAAAAATCTGGATCATTGTGGAATAATTTTGGATTGTCAATATTAAGGGAAATTTTTGGAATGGAAGATTATCCTCTAAAAGGAATGGTTCCAATGAAAAAAGAAGATTTAAATATGTATATGGAAGATGTTTTGCCATTATTTAAAGAAATGGTTATTACCCATATCGCTTACAGTTATGGTAAGGGAAGTTCTATTCTTCCATCTAATATTGAAGAACATATAAAATTAGCTGTTGAGGGAGCTGCTAATGAATTAGGAAATAATGGTTATTTATTTGAGGAAAAACCATAATGGTAGATTATAATTTAACACGGTATCCCGTAAAGTCTACTTACTTAAGTAGGGGATTAACTGAATCTGACATTAACTCCGATTTGGTTATGACAATTATGCGTAGATTTTATCAGATGACTGACCAAGAAAGAATCGATCTAGGTCTTACGGATGAAATGATGACTACCACTAATCTCTATCGTTTAATTGAAGATGGTAGAATCCAAACACAATATATGAAAAAGATTGAAGGACTTCCAGCTTATGACATTAGAATGGATATAGATGGTGACGGACTATTTCATACATTACCACACCCGATAAGCAGTGATGCTCATTGGATACCAGAAAAGCCCATTGATAGATACAATCCAAATACTTACAAAAAAGCAGTTAAAGCACAGCAAAATAAATTAAGAGCAAATGATTTATCAAAAGATCCCAATCCTTCTGATCTGAAGAAGGCATGGTGGTATATTAAGGGAATTGCTCTAACCGAAGGAGCAGAAGCATTGAGGGAAATAGGAGAAGATTTAGATAATTTTTTTGGTGTGGATTTACAAGATGCACAAAATTTTATTACTCAAGATGTTCAGGAAAATCAACAAGCGATAGTCTTACTGGAAGCTGCGATGGCTAACAAAGGTGATTTGCGTAATTTTGAAGTTTTGAAAGGAGACTTAATTATGTCTAAAGATGGTCGAGTTGTTAAAAGTGATAATGCTTTCTTTGATTTGATTTCAAGCAATGAAGGATTTGAAGGAAGTTTTTATGATGCTGCAAAAGGATATTTATCAGGAGGAAAGAAAGGTCAGTTTGGAAAAGGAAGTCATAGAGATTATATGCAACAAGCAGCAAAACTTGTTCAAGAAGGAAAATTTGCCACACAGCAAGAGGCATTTGATTCTCTGGTTAATCCTACATATATGGCTAACTCCAAAAAATATGGAATGTATGATCCAACGATTGGTCATGGTTTCAGTATTCATAACAAGGAAGCTATGAACGCCCTTGTTGCTAAAGGATATACAATAGAAGGATTGTTGAATGGTTCTGAGTTTTTAAAAATGGAAGATTCCATTGATGTATTTTTAGAAACTATACTTCCAGAAAAACAACAGTTTGTTCAGAATCTTTATGGTAATATTGACTTTAAGGATGCCAAGAACAGTTACTTGCATCTTGCTCTAACAGATATGGCTTATGTAGCTGGGAATCAATGGATTGGTTATAAGAAAAATGGCGAACCGACAGAATTTATGAAACATCTTAATAATCTAATAGCAACTGGAGATAAAAAATACTTGGGTGTTTGGGGTGAAGAAAATAAAGATACAATACTTGGTCAAATGACAATGGATGCCAATGCTCAAAAAACAAAAGGTCAGGGAGGAAATTATACAAGACTGGAACAAAACGCTTTCTATATTCAATCGTGGTTTGATGGCGCTAAGATATGGAAACAAGAAACAACAGATTAAAATTAAATGGGTGATTTTATAGCGACACTAGGAAAGCCTTATAGTGCTATTGACATAACTCCTGATAGAAAAACTATTTGGGGTGATTTTAATAATTTTGGCAAAAGTATGCATCTTGGATTTTTCAAGGAAAATATTTTTGCAATGGCAATCGCTGATTCCACAGTAAAGCAAAGAGTACAGTTTCAAGATGTGGAAGCGTACAATGTTTTTAATGATCCTCAACTGGCTGATGTGTATGAGGATATGGGATACTTCATGCATTCAGGATCACCTCAAGAAACATCTTGGCTGTTATCAAGAAAAAAAGCAGAAGATGAATATGCAACTAACTCGCCGGGTTACATTACTGGAAGAATACTTGGAGGTCTGACTGATCCTACTGCACTGCTGATGTTTTCAAGAGCTGGAAGATTTTTCTTTACTGGAGGAAGATTAACAAGAGGAAGTAAAGTGGGAATGGCTCTTGGTGGCGAAGAAATAATAAAAAGAAAATTAGACAGGGCTAGAACATTAACAGAAAGCATATTGATAACTGGTGGTGGTTTTGTCTTACCAGCCATATTTCCGGGAATAGCTCGAACAAGTCCAGAAGCAAAAAAAATATTCAAGCTCTTTGACAAGAGGGCAGATAGAATTGACTTACTTGATGATGCAGTAAGTAAAGCTGCACAAGATGTTTCACCAATGGCTCCAGCAGCAATGAAATCAACATTTAAAAAAGGAGTAGAAACAAATTTCGATTTAGGCAAAGGAACATTTTATAGAGGAACTGGGGGTGGATCAAAAGTTTACACAGTAGAAGGCAATGTAATGGGTGATGCAATATATGTTGCTCCTAATAAAAAAGTAGCTGGTTTTTTTGGAAAAGATATTGAAGAAGTATCAATTAATTTAAACAAACCTTTAATATTAAAAACAGATGAAGATTTAAATAATGTTTTAATTCAAGCTGGAATAGAGCCATTAGAAAAACATATTGTTAAACCTAAAAAGGGAATCAAAGCTGAACCATTTACAATATATCAACCAATAGGACAAAAAAAATTAATTAAATTAAGAAAGTGGTTACAAGAAAATGAATATGATGGAGTTGTTATTTCAATAGGAAGAAAAACGGGAACAAAGAAAGACTTTACACATTTTGGATTAGTAAGAGAAAAGAAACATCATTCTTTAGCTAAAACATTTTCACACGATCAAATCATTGCTTTTAATAAAGCATCTATACAAACTGAAAGTCCATTTCTTGAAGGATCAATAGGAGCTGCTAAAATACGAACAACCTTTTCAGAAGATGAATGGCTGGAAATGGAAAAAATAGCAAAGACGGGATTGGGATGGTTTGGAGAGAAGGGAATGTGGACACCCATATTTAGAACATTAAAATCAAGTTCATTAACTGCAAAAGAAGCCATTGGTAAGCTGTTGGAGAATCCTTTGTACCAAGTTAAAAACTTCAAGAACATTGCAAGTGAACAATCAATAGAAAGAAACATTGCCCGTAGAAAAGTTCAGGTCTTTAAAGCTGAAACGGAAATAGAGGATTTATACAAAGTGTATCTTCAGCGAATGGGTAAGAGAGTTCCTATGACAAGAATAGGATTATATCTGCAAAAGGATTCAGAAGGCATCATATCCTTTAGTCAATTTAAAAGAGCAATCTTTTTAAGGCGCATTGGAAGTCCAAGTGATTTGGCAAAAATTGACGAAGTAGCCAAAGCTGCAGCAGTCAGTGAAAAATACATTTATTCATTAGGAAAGGAATATGACGAACTGGGTATTCCCCTTATGTATATTGAACGACAAATATCAATAACAAAATTTAAACTTGCTGGGATGGAAAAAGAACTTAAAAAAATGTCAAAAATTAAAGGGTGGAAATCTAAAGATTC